TTCTGATCCTCTATCTATATCTCCACCGCCTGCATTTCTTACAGCGTCTGCAGTGAATACAAATTCGTTTTTACTTAATCTTGCAGGTACATCGTCAGCTCTTTCTTCGCCACCCATTTCTACAAAACCACCTGTTTCTCTAAAATCTTTTTCATTGCCACCCATGTCAATCATCTCTGATGCTTCTTCAGTTTCCATGATTCCACCTTCTGCAGCATTGACTCTTTCTCCACCACTAGGATAACCAAATTGATTAGTGCCTGCAGGTGTTCCGTATCCAGGTACACTTGTTAGTCCACCGTTAGCTTGTTGTGTTAGCGAAGATATAATTTTAGTAATAACTTCAATAGGTTGTTCTGTAATAGTTGATATAGTGCTCAGGTCCATTCCTTTACTATTCATATCTATTACCATACCATCAGTTTTCTCATCTACAACAAAAGGCTGTACTGACTCACCATCTACGTAACCCATTCTACCACCGTCAGCTGCCATAGTAGGTTGTTGCATACCTTGAGACTGTTGCTCTTGTTGCATTACTGCTTGTACAAATTGTTGGAAAGATAAATCTCCACCTTTGTTTTTATATTTTACAAATTCTGCCATTAACATTTGTTCGGCTTGTGCTTCTCCTGCACCACCACCCATGTTTAAAAATGTTTGTTGTTGTCTCATAGATTGACCTGCATTTGATCTAATAAATTCTTCTTCATCTTCATCGATGTTTCCACCCATTGCATAACCGGCTCGACCACCGTCAGCTGCATAAAAATTTTGATTAACATATTTTTTCTGTGGCATAAAATCTAAACCAACACCTTTTTGACCTTGACCGCTATAAAAATTTCTTGCACGTTGAACTTGATATCTTGGATCCATTTGATCTACTGGACCTTCATCCTCGTCATCTCCGCCACCACCCATGAAAGGAAGTGCTAAACTTGCTGCACCTAAACCACCGAGTGCTATTTTACCTAAACTAAAAGGGTTATTTTTAGTGCTATATTCACCGTCGTCATTTTTTAAACTTTTTCTAAATAAATTACCTACACCAGGAAACTTCCCAGTTTTTCCAAACAAACCACCTATACCACCACTGTTTCCAAAAATACCTTTTGCACCTTCACCACCAAACATTCCTGCTCTACCTATTAAACCACCAAAAGATGTTCCCGGTATACCAAAACCTATAGCAGCACCTAAAGCAGCTTTACCTAATGGACTTTTAACAATTTTCTTAACACCACGTACAGCCTTCTTTACAAAGCTACCAAAACCATAGTTCTGTCTTGGAGCATCTAAAGCCCCTAAACCGCCTTGGTTATACATTTGTCTGGGTTGTTGCATTCTTGAAATTGCCATAATTTAATCCTAGTTTATCCGTTTTACTTTGTTTCTGCAGACAAATCAAGAGCAGGCATGATAACTTTTACGTCCTGTGCCATCTCTTCTGCCTTATAACCCTTGGCTTCCCAGTCTTTTCTTTCCTTAAAAATCTCACCAGTCTCGAGGTGTCTGTAAGTTTCTTCTACTTTAGCGTCATATATTTTCATTAGTCTATTTTTTCCTTTTTGATGTTTAAGTAACTGATAGCTATATCAAACGCTCCTGAGTTACTTGATTGTACTGTAAAAAGTGTACCACCTTCTACTATTAATGGTTGGGTTAATAATTCTGTAGTAACATTAGCTGTCAAAGCCGCTGACTTAATAGCTGTAATACTATTATTTTTAACAGTTACCGTTGGTGTAGATGCAGATGTAACAAGTAATGATTTAATAATTATAGTCTCATTAACTAAAGGATTACCTGTACCCAATGGAACTAATGCACTTGCATTAGTACTACCTTGTATACCTTTAAATTTATATTGGTTTACTACTGCCATTATTCTAAAAAGAAACTTTTAGCTTCTATCTCTTGTTTTACTTCTTCTTGAAAAGAAGAATTTAATTTTGTTAGGATACCATTAATGTCTCTTACTAACGATTGAGAAGTTCTCTCGTCATATTCTTTACTTGCTTTAGTTAACGATTGTACGAGTTTAGCCATTATAAAATACTTGCTAAGCCTCCGTTTTTAAAATTTACTCTACCACCAAAGAAGTATCCGGTTCTAACTGTAGTGTTATAGTTACCCACTCTTTTTCCAGGAAGTCCACCATTGCCACCGTGTCCAATAATTCCACCATCTGCACTTGATCCCATTGTATCGGAACCACCTTTATCACTAGGTGCATTTCCCCTACCTCTACCAGTACCCTCCATAAAATCACTACCATACCCTGCTTGATAACCACCAGTATTACTATCCTTGTTATCTCTTGCCATATCCTGAGTTGTTTTAGCTTGAGTAGTATTATAAAAATCTTGAAGTTTTTGTTTTTCTTTTTTATTTTTATATGCTCGGTATGCTTTCATTCCTAAAAAACCTAAAGGATTTGTAAGAAAACCAAAAGCAGTTTTAGCTACATTTCCTATACTCATGTCCTCACTTATAGGGTTACCTAAACTGTCATATCCTGTGATACCACTAGGACCTTTAGGACCAGGAGGAGTTCCATCATCATCACCATCACCGCCGCCATCACTTTCCCGTATATATTGTAAGGGTTTAGCAACAGGAGCTTGAGACATAATTCCAGAACTACTTATATTATTAAAATTTAATGGTGTACTACCTTTAAAATCTTCTTGTAAATATGCATCATTAGGAACATAACTAAGACCTTGTGATTCAGCAAATTTGTTTCCTACAGCCATTATCTCATTCCTCCTGGTGCAATGTCTAATCTAAATGTACCTAGTTTCCAATTTTTCCCAGTACCTGTATTAGATACTTTTAATGCAATTGATCTAGCTCTAAGTCTAGTGCTTTTAAAATTTGTAGCTTCAGTTGATGTAAAATTTGTAGTTGTTGCAGCGGTATTGGGATAGTTTCTTGTTGTAAAACTAACTTCCGTATCACCTGTTTGTTCTATAAAATCTGGTATAAATCTGCTTATTCTCATCATATATTCACCATCCCCTCTAAGATCGGGAGTCCCTACCGCTTGACCTGTATTACTTCTTTTTTGAGTAATGTCAAAATCACCAGAAAGAATGTTAGCATTAACAGCAGTAATAACATTGCCGGCATTAACTTGATCGGTCCCTGTTTCGTGTTGATAGTATATACTACTTCCGTCCACATTTCCAGTAACATCAAAAGAGGCATCATCATTAGGATTATAAAGTGTTGCATGAGGTTTTTCGTACACAGAAGAATCTACCCAAGCAGATCTATTTAAAGATCCTGTTGTCCAAATAGGTCTTTCGTTTGATGAATCCACGTAATTGTAAGTAACCACTCTATCGACTGAAGCAGCTGTAGCTGAACAGTAGAACCAATTTATCTCTCCATATAAATTATTTATTCCACAAGTAACTAAATCTCTTGTCACTATATTTATCCCAAGTCCAGGATCTACTGAATAAACAAAATCTTCAACTAGACAAGGCATGGATCTTAATTGACCATCATAAGTAAAAAACCCATTATCAGACATCCAATATGCGGCACCATTAACTTCGATACAAGCATTTTTACCAATCAACCCACAGTTAGTCCCTGCTTGTTGAAATGCAAAAGTAAAAGGTTGTCCAACAAATTGCATTAAAAATAATGCAGTATCAGTCCATATATAAAGAGCATCCCTACCTTTAATAGCAGACATGATTCTAGATCCTGCAGCAAGTCTTTGAGTGCCTGCTGTATTTTCTGCTTTTACAGTATACTCATTAATATTTTCTTGATCCGAGAATCTAATAAACATATCATCTTGTGTAGTTTTATCTCCAATAGTTGTTTCTGTCCCAAAAAATACTAAGTGTCTGTCTGGTGTTGATACTACCATGTGACGTGATGCAGTTGGTGCACCTGAAATAATAGTTGCCCGAGTAGTAAAAGAATTTAATGCTGAGGCATCCCATTCAAAACATTCTCCGTTATAAATAAGAGCAATTAATTTTGTACCAAAATTATCAAGAACCCATAAACCAGGGTTAAGAGTA